AATGAATTGGCGAGAAGCAAAAAATGTACAAAGCAGAGTATTTTATACATAAAAAACAAAGCTTTAGAAAAGTTGTACAAGGATCGCAATGAAAATGGATTGGACCATTTTCTCGAAGAGCATACCAACTATCATCAAACCGTAAGCCTTCAGTATTTTAAAAATACCGGTATAAGTTCTGTAGAAAAAATTGTTCTCAAGCGTGAAGCCCTAACCAATAAATATCTAAAGAAATACTTTAAGGCACTGAAAGGAACTCGAAATGAAAAAACTAACAAATAGCGAATTGCTCAAATATAGAGAATGCAATGAAAAAATCAGGCAGTTAGAAGAGACACTTTCCGGAATTTATGAGTTTCGCGAGTGTGTATTACAAAAAACACCTAAAAGTCATCTAATAGAAATTTTAGAATTAATTATTGCTTCAATAAAGAATGAGATCCGTACCTACAAAACGATTGTTACGCCTTGGTCGGAATCAATAATATATACATTAAACTTAATAAAAGACGACTTAAGCCGAAAAGCAGCCTTTCTATACTATACCAAAGGGGAAACCTGGCTGGAAATTAAAAAAATACTTAAAGTACCACATACAATGAGCGGACTGAGAAGAAGAGTCGCTAATGATATGAATAGGTATATTTACGGAGAGGATAAGTCTATCGAAAAGTCCTTTAGTGAGAAATTGATATATATTCATAATATCAATCATGATTTACAGGAAGGATATCAGGCAATCGAAACAATAAATGCATTTCTAAAACAAGAGCATTCCGAAGGTTTTGATGATTACACCCTAAAAAATATCAAATTAGAACTTGAAAGTATTAAAGAGACGGTATCAAATCTTGAGCAATATTCAATTAAAGAAAAAGGATATATAGAAGAGAAAATATCTCAAATCTCTGATATAACTGCAAAAACAGCTGCATTCCTATATTATTTGGGTGGAATGCAATGGCAAGAAATTGCAGCTATTATGAGATATCCAACCGGTAGAAATAATATTAGCAGTCGTGTAAGGCGATATTTAGAGGGTATTGGCTCGTAATATAATATCCTTTCACACAAACAAAACATTACGATTTAAAATCCGCAGTAGTAAGGTTAAGATAGCTATTGGCGTGTACCTCCACAGCCTACATTCTGGCGCCACTGATATAGCTATCTACTTATGAAACGGTTTTTAGATAAATATATTTACAGATTGGAGCTGATTAAAATGACATAAACACACTTAATAGGTGGAGGATGCTGCCAAGAAATAGCAACGATTATTAATTAAAAACTGTGCGCCATAATATTCCTCTGTGTGCAAATCAGTTGCTATATTTATCGCGGCATCTTCCTCCATTTTTTATAAAACACTCCCGGTAAGAAATCAGGACTATATTTATAAAACAGAAAGGAAATTTTTATGGAAAGAATAGAGAGTTTATTTTCAAAAATCAACAATTTGACACGAGAGCTAAAATCTTATATCGAGACCTTGAAAAAAAGTAATGAAGATTTATGTTGCGAGGTTGACAAGGCAAGCAAGGCATATTTTGCTGATATTGAAATTCGTAAGAATAATATCAATAATCAAATAAAAGCTCTTGAAATGCAGAAAGACGTAACCTTTGCAAGTATTGAAGGTATTCGCCCACTCCTTATGGAAGCAACGGCATCAGGCAATGTGGAAAGAATCAAAGAACTCCAGAGCAAAATGACGGAGTTGAAAGCAAACGAAGCGGCGCTTGATGCTCAAATAGAGTTTCTTTACACAACACCGATTCCTGGCAATAACGAACTGTTTGAAATTGCAAAGGGATTGAATGACACTCTTGAAGCAAATGGTCAGGGTTATCACAGTATTTGTAAAAAGACTTCTGCTCTGGCAAAAGAGCAAGTAGAAATTTGGCAGGAAATACAGAAAAAAACTGAAACAACATGGTATAGCCCTGTTGTTGGGTTTAGAGAAAAGAACGACGGTAAACATTCAAGAGAGTTTGAAAAGGTGGCTGAATATCATTGTGGAAAGGGCGAGTGCGTTGAGAGGCCTCAAGTAGCCAATTCCAACGGCGATAATGTCCCATATAGCGTGCAGTCTCCGTCAAACACTTTGATTTGGGGAGAACAAGATTATACAGAGAAACCAAAAGCAGAAGGACCGAGAATGGACTAATAACAGAATTTATACAGAAAGGATGTTAAATATGAGCGAAAAAATCAAAAATGACATTATAAACGAAGAAGAATTAAATATGGCAGAAAACGAGGCAAAAAGCAGCACAAACGAATATGTACATAAATTCGAGGAGCCGTTTACCTATGAGGATAAAACCTATGAACAGCTTACTTTTGATTGGAGTAAATTGTCCGGTAACGATTACTTGTCTATAGAAAACGAAATGTCCTCTATCGGAAAAGTCCTTGTTACTCCTGAATTTTCGGGAGAGTTTATTGTGCGTATGGCAGCAAAAGCGTGTACTGAAAAAATTGGCTCTGATGTCCTCTGTGCCTTACCGCTTGGAGATTTTAACAAGATTCGCGGAAAAGCACGCTCTTTTTTAATAAACTCGGCGTCATAATTGGAGATGGTGGATTATGGCTCCGGAAACAATGTCTTATTATGGCAAAGGTAAATAATACATCTGTTGCATATTGGCTCTCAATTAGGCTATGCGAGCTTAGCAAATGGATTGAAGCAAGTAACAGTGTAACAGAGGAATTTTACAACCAAAAAATAATTAAAGGAGGGAATTTTTAAATGGGAAGTAGAAAAGAATATGAAATGCTGTTTCAACTCAATGCCCAGCTTGGAGGTAGTTACAATGCTACATTTGTAAAAGCGCAAAAAGAAATATCCACAATGCAAGAAAAAATTAAAACCCTCTCAAAAACTCAATCCGACATAGCCGCATATCAGAAACAACAGAGTGCGGTTGAAGCCACACGGTCAAAATTAGCGGTGTTGCAACAGCAGTATAATAACATTCAAAAAGAGATAAAGGAAACAGAGGGCTACTCCTCCTCTCTTGAAAATAAGCTGCTGACAAAGCAACAACAGATTGAGAAAACTTCTGCTTCACTTAATACACAAACCTCAAAACTGAACGCTATGGGAAGTGCGTTAAAAAGTGCGGGAGTAGATACAGACAATCTCACAAAAGAAAGCTCTGAGCTATCCGCTAAAATGGGAGAGTTAGAGAAGAAACAACAAGAAGTTGCAAACGGTGCATCGGAAATGGGATCAGGAATTAAAGAAGCCTTTGAGCTTGCAAAATCAGCCGTTGTAACAGCCGGACTGACCAAAGCATTTAAGGAAATATATGATGCAGCTGTAGAATGCACGAAGGCATCTATTGAGTTTGAAAGCGCCATTACCGGTGTTTTCAAAACAGTTGATGGTTCCGATGCAGAATTAGTAGCCATTACACAAGGCATAAAGGATATGTCAAAAGAAATTCCTGCAACTACAACGGAAATAGCTGGGGTTGCTGAGGCTGCAGGTCAGCTTGGCATTGCGACAGAAGATGTTTTGGCATTTACTCGAGTTATGATTGACCTGGGCGAATCTACCAACCTTACAGCTGATGAAGCTGCAACATCCCTTGCAAAATTTGCGAATATCACAAGAACATCTGCAGACAACTATTCAAGGCTTGGCTCAGTTGTCGTTGATTTGGGTAATAACTTCGCTACAACTGAGGCGGATATTGTTGCTATGTCAACGCGACTTGCCTCTGCCGGTACAATTTCAGGATTGACGGAAGCAGAAATAATGGCACTTGCTGCCGCAATGTCCTCTGTTGGTATCGAGGCAGAAGCAGGCGGCACTGCTATGGCTCAAACGCTAAATGCAATTGAAACAGCAGTTGCAACAAAGAGTGCGGAACTCAAAGAATTTGCACGTGTTGCAGGAGTAAGCGCAACAGAATTTGCAACAGCTTGGCAGTCTTCTCCTATGGTGGCTTTACAGTCATTTATAGAGGGACTTGGAAACCTCGACGAAAAGGGTGAAAGCACGGTGCTTGTTCTTGAGGAATTAGGCTTGACAGGCATAAGACAATCAAATATGCTTAAGTCTTTGGGGCTCGCAGCGGAAACAATGGGATCATCTATTGACACCGCAAATAAAGCATGGAACGAAAACACAGCCTTAACGATTGAGGCAAACAAGCGTTATGCTACTACCGAAAGCCAGATTAAAATGATGAAAAACTCCTACGATAATCTCAAAGTTTCAGT